TGATCGACGCGTTCGATCGCGAGGGGGATCAGGGAAGGAGAAGCTTAGGAAAGAAAGCTTTACCGAGTGAGCCTTCCTATGATCGGGTTCTCGCGATCATCGATCAGATTGATAGAAGAGAGAAACTTAAATTTGTTCTATCTGACGTAGAATCTGAAAGTTTTACTGTAGAATATGGCAAATTTGATAAGGGAGATGCTCTGTTGCATCCTTTTCTGCTCTCGAAAGTCAATGAAGAGGATAAGGCCGAAGCGGTATCACGTATTGCGGATGAGACAGCGATTGGTGGAGTGTCTAGGTTTACTAACACTGTACTAGCCGTTAGACTATCCTGTGGCGGTGAGCTGTTCCGGAGATCCCGTTCTATGCGTCGTCTGAGGTACTACCTTGAGAAGATTATCGGTACCTATGATCCTTTTGTTGAAGGTAAATCGGGGATGATCACACTAAACCCAGGTTGTGATGATTCAATGGTCGCAACTCGTTGTCTGATTTTGTTACAAACGTTACACTTAGAAGCCCAGAATCTGTTGCCACTCGAAGTGCTCGAGGAAGTAAGTCTTAAAATGTTTCAAGACCCTTGGGGTGAGACCGACTTTATCAAGAAGAACAGTAATCTAATGAAAATGATGGCTTTTGCTTCAAGTACTAGTGGTAGTAGGCTGTACTGGAACGATTACGGGGACAACAGGTATATTAACGGTTTCACGCTAGAGCCAGTCGACGCTACCACCAATGGAAAAGCGTCCTACTCAAGAGTTCACGCCGATCTGCTTGTCGAGTATCGAACACTACGTACTAAGTATCCGAAGTTAGCATCTCTGTTTGCGTCACAGTTAAAGGCCGATGTCAATGAAAGCACTGTTGGGCTGGCGTCCGTCTTATCCTTTGTTGAGTCACTTGGTGGCTTCATGCGAACGAACGGTCCCTTGAGTGCCATCAAACAGCTAGAGACCGGCGTTCCCGAACCAGCGTCAGCTCCGTATATCCCATTCCTGAAGGAAGTATGGAAAGAGGCCCTCACTTTCATGCACAAGGAAGGCCAGTTAATTAGATATGATGAGTGGATGCGAAGGCTACCAGGCCACCAGAGTACTAAGAGCGCTGGGGGGCCGAAAGTCAAGATACCCTTCAAGTATAGAGGGGAAGAGATGGAAATCAATGATGGCACAAAGGTGATGGTCTGGCTCGCGGACCCGGAGATGTGGTTGGAACCTGATGAGCTGGATAGCGCGTTGACAGCTGACAATCCTGGGCACGTGGCTTATCGAGACGTTGTTGCGCGTAAGCGACGTGCGGTATGGATGATGCCGTTACCATACTACGAGAACGAAACGTGGCTGGGAGAACCTTTGCTAGCCTGGGTCTCTGAGCAAGCGTGGAGTACTCTAGCGAAAGAGAGTAATAAAATGATCGCCAATCACGCCCTTGGTATCAAGGCCAGTGGTCGATGCACCTACGTCATCATTTTGAAGGATTTCTCAGGATATGATGCTACTGAGAAGTGGCTAAACGCAAGACAACCAGCTGTTGAGGTAGTGACTGAGTTTCTAGATGACAATGGATACAATGGTACCTTTGGTCCTTGGCCCTCACCCTCTGTTATGATGAAGAAACTATGGGAAAAGACAAAGGCCGCAGTTTTTGATATTAACGGTGTTTTGATCACCACTAACCAGATGAATTCCGGTGAGTTCATGACCATCAGCATTAATAGCATTGACAACGAAGGGAATTATCGGTGTTTCCTAAGCGACTGGGCAAGACGCAGTCCAACTACATTCGCAAAGTGTGCTGAAGTTACACATGAGATCACGGGTGATGACTTCTTCGCCATTTATCGGCTGTCGGAGCAGCTGACAGCTTCCGAGATGCAAGAGATCGCCATGATTGGAAAAGAAACTGCCGAAGCTAATGGTTACGAG